GATTGGTGCAATAATAATAAAGTGTATCTGGTGCATCATAAGGAACTACAAAAGTATGAGTGTTATTAGATCCGACAGTATAACCACTTGAATAAGGAACACTATTTCCAGAATCTGTGGATAGTCTTATTGGATGAGTTGTAGCAGCAGATCCATCAAAGATATACTTTTGACCTCTAATTAAATGAAGGGTATCTTTTACAATACCATCAATATAGTATTCACCACCAGCAGCTGTAAATGTATATGTTTTTGCAGTTACTTGATCACCCTGTGATCCTTGAATACCTTGAGAACCTGGATTACCTTGAAGTCCAGTGTAACCCATAGAACCTTGGACACCTGGGAATCCTATATCTCCTTGAATTCCGATTGGACCAATAAGTCCCTGTACACCTTGGGATCCTTGAGGGCCAGTACTTCCTTGAACACCACGTTCTCCTTGGACTCCTAAATTTCCCTGAACACCTTGAATACCTAAAGGTCCTGGAATTCCTTCAAATCCTTGAGTACCTGGAGATCCTTGAATACCTTGAGTACCTTGAATACCTTGAGCAGCAAATGCACCATCAGATCCTTGAATACCATCAGCACCCTGTGCCCCGTTTATTCCTCCGAAACCCTGAACTCCTTGAGATCCTGATGCAAAACTTGTGGCGCTATAAGTAATTAATTCTACAACATCGCCAAGAAATGTAGGTACTAAGATTTGAACTCTTGTGTCACTATTAACGGAAGTATATTCTGAGATTTCTCTTAATTTTACACCATTCAAAAATACATCTAATAATAGTGGATTGTGTTCAAATATAGCTGACGCAGGGAATATAGTTTGTCCCTCAGTAGCAATTTCTAATACACTCTCCCTTAAATTTGGTAATGCTCTCCATTCAGCGCCATCACCAGTTGAAAATAAAGCTTGTCCTGTGATTCCAGTAGTACCACCGATACTAATAGCACTACTAAGTCCAATTATACCAGAAACTTCTAAGTTATAGTTTGGATTGGTAGTTCCTACTCCAACCGAATTACTTTGTGGGTTTACAAATAGTGTTCCAGCGTCAACTTCTAATCCATTCTTAATTACGAAATTCTTATCTATTGACATTTGATCTCCTGGAGTTCACTATCCCCCCTTTTTATTTACTAATATTTAGTTATTTTTTTAGTTCTTCTATCTCTTCTTTTAATTCTTTAATAGACTCAATTAATACTGCGATTAGTCCATTATAGTTTACGGACTTATATTCGCCAGAATTATTAATTAATTCTGGAAGGACTTTTTCAACATCTTGTGCAATTACACCCATTGAATTTTCACCGTTGTTCTTCCATTTGAAAGAAACTCCATTGATTTTTTCAAGTACATCTAATGCATTATCAACTTTTAGAACATTAGTTTTTAAATTTGCATCTGAAGTTGTATCAAAAGTTCTAGCACTTATATCTCTAGCAGAAAAATCTCCATTTGAATCTCTGAATACTAATGTACTTCCAGTATTTCCAGTAGCAGAATTTAATGAAAATGCAATAGTTGCAGCACCAGATTGATTTAATGTAACTGATTGGGTTGCTCCAATCGAAAATCCACTTCCAGAAGCTGTAAAGGTTATTTGAGAATCACTAATATTTCCATTAGAAAGATATGTTGTAGTATCTACAGTTCCATTTGCTTTTAAAAATCCAGATTGTCCTGTAACTAAGAATCCAGATGCAGTTATATTACCCGTCAATTCAGCACTACTAGCAGTAATTGCTCCAACAGATACTTCACCACCAGAACCTCTCAAGACAAGCGTACTGCCAGTGTTAGAAGAAGTTCCGTTTGTAGATACCGTAATAGTTTTATTTGCGGTTTGATTGGCATCAAACCTTGGAGTAGCACTCAAACTAACACCAGTTCCAGCAGAAAGAGTTAGTCTTCCATTTCCAACATTAGCATTCGTTAAATAGGCATTAGAATCAATACTTCCATCAGCCTTTAAAAACTGTGAAGAAGTTCCACTACTTTTTACAAATTTAGTTGCCGTGATATAACGAGATGAAAAGTCTCCACTACCATCTCTAGCAACTACTTTACTTGCAGTATTTGAAGAAGTTGCATCTACAGCAAATGTTCTTGCAGTACCACCATTATAAGTACTTCCTGTAATATAAGTTCCTGGAGTTAAATTTCTTAAATTCGTTCCAAGAGCTCTACCAGAAATTGTTGAATTAATTAGAGATGAATTTGGAACTTGACTGAGACCGCTTCCATCTCCATAAAAAGTAACAATTCCTGTATTAGATACTGATGTTATAATTCCTGCATGAACTTTCACACTCCCTAGAGAAGATATCCCAGTAATTACATTGAGTCCCAAATCAAATTCGGGAGCACCACTATTACTTCTATTTCTTATAGTATCTACTTTAAGTAAAGACATTAGATTCTAACTTTAGTCAAGTTCCTTAATTTCTATTTATTCGGGATCTGATATGGAAATCCTCAGCAGATCAATTTCAACTTGTTGTTGCTTAATACACTCAACAAGTAATCCAATAATACCACTATAATTAACTGATTTACCTCGATCATTGGTATTAACAAGTTGTGGTAAAATTTCTTCAACTTCTTGTGCAATTAAACCAACTGAAGGTTTGGCATTATCCTTCCAATTAAAAGTAACTCCGTTTATTTGCTTTACTAATGATAAAGGATCTTTTATAACCTTGATATTTTCTTTTAACCTAATATCGGATGTTAGGTTAAAACTATTTGCATTTATAGTTCCATCAGTTTCTATAGTAACTCTTGGTGTTACAGTATTTGAAATCAATGTTGAGAAACTTAACTCATGACTAGTACCAGATCTTTGTCCAATTAACCATTCAGTTACAGGACCTCCATTCCATAGTCTTAATTCTGAAGCACCTGAACTTCCTATTCTTGGTAGAATTGAAATATGTGTACCTGTTTGATTTGCTCTTCCTCTTACTTGTAGTGACTGTAATTTATCAATTGAAGATGGTGATGCATTGAACATTGTTTCAACTGCATTAACACCAACAACTCCGTCTGGTCCTGCAGATAGAACGGTAGTTCTTATACCACCCCCTTGAGACATAATTTTAAATACATCATTATCATAATCTGGAGCAGATGCAGGACCTTCAATACCAACTTTCCAATCTACTAATGTTCCCGTATATGTTTCAAGTTGTGTATCAACTTGAGTATCATCTGTTTTAAATACACCGCTAATTTCTCCAACTACAAAATTTGTTCCAGGTGATACTGAAAGATTCATTCCAGACGGAATATCTATAACGTCAAGACTTGTGAAAACAGTATCTCCAAATACTGCAGATCCAGTAATTGTTTTACTATCAGTTAAAGTAAATTGTTTCCTAGTTTCATATAGATAATTATCAAAAGAATTATTAGATTTTACAGGATCTCTTGGGATTAATGCTGCTGGATGAATGTTATCAAGTTCTCCACCATCACCTTGATATTTTGTTGCAGTTAATTCTCCTGTTGCAGGTTTAAATTTAAGTTTTGAGGAATTTTTTAAACTCTCAATTTCATCTGGGGGAGATAAAGTTTCAAGGAAAGTTAAGTAATGATCTGTACCAGAAGAATTATCTGTTGTAATTTCAATTCCTGGAGAGTCACCAAATTCTAACCACTGATTTCCAGTAGCATAAATCCATCCAACAAGTTTTGCATCAGCAGGTTTTGAATTAAATACAATATCACCAGGATTACCTGCAATTGTAGGTTGAGTATCTGATATTGTAAACTTTCTTGATATAGTTTCATCACCTTGTAGGAAGATAGATACGGACTCAAGACCTTTGGTTGATGTTGAGGTAATTTTATCACCAAAGAATACAGGTCCATAAAACTCAGAAATGTCTTTACTATCTTTTCCTCCAGAAACTTTAATAGATTTTGAAACAGAAACTTTATCAGAACTTGTAATATTATAGTCAGTTCTCTTATAATCAGTTTCTCCTACATTTGATGGAACTGGTACATCAAATACTTCTTCTTTACCACTTGCAGAGTTAATTTTTTTATTACCAATAAAGAAGTTTCCATCAGCATTCATAGAAGAGAATACACTGACACCACCATTATATCTCAATGAATGAGAAAGTTTTTCTTCATCCGCACTTAATTTTCTATCTTGCTTCTCTGGGAATGCGGTGGAATAATTACCAGGACCAAAACCAAGGTATTCAAAAGTATGAGCAGATGCTCTAATTAAAGAGTTTCTTCTGAGTTCAACTGGAATTACTTTAATTTGTTTGATTGGATCATTTACATTATGAGTTTCTGCTTGTGATCCTAATACTCCACGGAAAACACTGATATTTAGAATTCCTACTGTTGTCGAAACAGTTTCTTTAATTCTAACTATTTCATTATTAACTTGTAAATAGTCTCCAATATTTAAACCAAGATTAGTTAGACCAGCAATTGAGAATACAGTTGTTGTTTTTGTTGAAATTTGTGACTGAAGTATTCCAATAGCATCTTTGTAGATAGGTACAGTTCTTGTATTAATAACATCTGAAGATCCAGTTCTTGAAGAATATCCATTATGGAATATAAAATCTCCAGAACTTGAAAGATTTAATTGACCTATAGAAAAATCTCCATATTTAACTGTAATATTATTTCCACTAATACTATCAATTATAAAGGATCTCTCACGATTTATTGTGGTATTAGTATCAAATATACCATTTGCAGAATTATTTGAAACCTTAATAGTATCACCAACATTTAATTTAACAGTTGACTCTGTAGAAGACTTAGTTATAGTTAAAGTTCTATTGTTAGAATTAGCTGATACACTAGCAATATTGAAACATTTTGTTCCAATTGGATGATATGTTGCATTAGATAAATCTAAATCATCTGGTTCTGGTAGATTTGCATGATATCCATAGTTGTCTAGAGTTACATCAATTTCATTGGGAGAAACTATTGAAATAATTCTACCAAAAGCATTATACTTTCTATGATTAACACCAGTAATTTCAACTATATCATCTATACAATCACTAGTTGCGAAAACGTTAAATGATGCTTCTGTAACAGATGCAAATGTACTAATTCCAGCAAGACCTAAAGTATCTCCAGTATTATATCCACTTCCACCATGAATTACTCTTACTCCAGTTAATTGTCCAGATGCATTTACCGATACAAGAGCATTTGCTCCAGAACCAGATCCTCCAGTTAATTCTGCTCCAAAGAATGAACCAACAGCACCAGTTCCATATCCACCTCCAGTATTTGTGATATCTATACTGGTAACTTTACTAAAATTATGATTTTTTTCAGTTTTAAGTCTTACACTAGATCCTCCTAATGGAGTAATTGAAACAATCTTATTTCCAGAACCAAAGTTGTAGAGGAATTTATTTAATGTTTCTTTTGTTTCACTCTTCTCAGGGTCATTTAGTACTACTTTTCCTAGTACATTTGAAAGTGCATATGAAGAAGATGCACCAGGATCAGATTTTAAATTATCTCTATCTAATTGTGGATAAAGATTTTTAACTGGTTGTGAGAATTTTTGTGATGCATATGGTTCTACTTCTGGAGAATTTGATGCGTTTAATACGATTAAATTGTAAACACCATCTTGTTGTCCTTGGATATACTCTTGAACTTCTTCACTTCTGTAGATTATGAAACTATCCTTTGTAAAAACTTTTTTAAATCTTGGAATACTTGTAACTCTTAAAGATGCAGTTCCAGTAAATTCTCCAGGATCATTTGGAATTTCTACACTGAATTGATTTACTACAGTTGATATACCAGTAACTTCAAATCTACCATTGAATCCACGATTTGTAGTTGCTGTAGTATTATTTGTACTTGCAATACTTACAATTTCAACTTCTGTTCCCGAGATTAAATCGTGAGGTAATTCTGAAGTAAAGGTCGCAATACCAGTTGCTGTTCCACCTCCACCTACAGATGCTCCCCAAGTAGCAGAATTAATGATTCTAAAGTTTCTTAATTCAGTGGAGTTACTTAATGCAGAATCAGTTATACTAAATTGTTTTACAATTTCACTATTATTTTTACCAATAGTAGAATTAGATTCTTGTAGGACGTATCCCTCAAGAGGAGGTCTTCCTAAAGATGGTGAATCCGAAGGAATTACATACCTCAAACGATAAATTCTATCGTCATCAGGTCTAGTATCGGTAAGTCTTTCAAAATAAGATCTTGATGTAGCTCCATTTCCAGTTAATCCACTAGTTATCGTATTCTGAGTTGAATTATTAGATACAGTTATATACCATAGTAACTTTGTAAAATCATATTGAATTGGATGTCCAAGTTCTCCTGGTTTTTTGTCAGATACTCTACTTTCAACTCTAAGAACTCCGCCAGCAGAATTAATTAAGATTTCATTATTGTTTAAGGCATCATTTACAGTCTTCGCAATTTTAATTTGTACCGTAGAATCTGTAAAATCATCGGCAGTTGTAATTGCATAGTATATCTCATCTTCTACTAATCCTACAGGTAGATTTCCATTATCACTGATAATTCTAATTGATTCACCGTCAAGAAATTCATGAGGTTCGGTGAAAGTTACAATATTATTTGAAATACTACTAATGCCAGCAATAGTTCTACTTACTGTGCTTATTTTCTTTGAAGTTCTTCTAGTAGTAGTTTCAGTATTCGGCATAACAATTGTTGCCGAGTAAGTACTATTTCCTTGAATTACTTTTATTTGATCAAAATCTTTTGCACCAATTCTATATCCTTGATAAGTATCTTCAGGTATAATATTAGGATCACTTTGATTATAAAAATGAACTTTAGCTACACTTGTTGTAGTAGCATTAATATCAATGGGATAGAACTCTAAACTAGTGACATTTGTATCTACCTGTTTGGGAGGAATTATATGAGTAATATATCCAACATCATCTTTAGGGAATGCTGCACTTCTGAATCCTGATGCTACAAATGCATGAGAACCAAAGTTGGAGTTAGAGTTATTAATTGATTGATCACCACCAGACTCTGCAACAAAGTGCTTTGCAAATCCAATAGCAAAGATAGAAACACACTGAATGTATCCATCATTACTACATTTAATGTGGAAGTTTTCCCAGTCAGGTCTAAATCTTGCTCTAGAGTCTGTGTGAATGTTTTCATTTCCGAAAGTATTAGTATCTTGATAGATACCATTAACTGTATTATACTTTACGAAAGCATTATTATCTTTTTGCAGACCAATTCCAGTGAATTGAGCCGTAACCATGGATTTAAATCCAGTTGCCTTGGATCCATCTGCATGTAGTCCATTCAAACCAAAAACAGATCTGAGAGAACAGTTAAAGATATATGGAGATGCTGAATCTACAGTGTCAATAATAATGTTTGTTGTAGCACCTGATGTAGATGGATTTGCATCTAATGGAGTAGAATCTAATTTGTATTGTATTTCTGAAGAATTAATGACACGGGTAACACTATGCTCTCCATCATAACCAGGAGAATTTATACCTTCAATTCTGATAATACTATCTACATCAATTTCATCAAGAGGTTCTGATAAAATTACAGTAACTAAACTAGATGGTATTGTGCCATTTCCAGATCTAATACTTGCAATACCAACTTCACCACTTCTAGTACCAACAATTCTATATTCTTCTACTCTGGGTTGGATATCCAGATTGGCATCTGGATAATCGGGAGAAACATTTCTTCCGCTGGATACACCAAATAGTAAACCAACTTTTTCATAATACATATCCAGATCAGTACGATCTGTTGAATATGAAACAAATTCATCATTGATGACAACAGGGTTCACACCATCAGCATATTCAAAACATGTTAGTTTGTGGTGAGAGAAATTTCCAGTAAATTTATTTGTTGTATAATCTTTATAGCAGAAATCACTAGTATTAGAATCTAAAATCGAGAGTTGCCAGAAATAACAAGCACCAGTAACTCTTAATAGTGCAGATCTTCCAATATTATCATTGAGTGGATTGGGTACATATCTTGGACGAATCTTAGTCTTTCTAAGATCCATTCCAACAATTGAAGTACCTCTTGGTACAATTACTCCACCATGAACACTATTGAGTTTATATAAATCATTGTTAGGATTTGTAATATCAAAATTACTTGTTGCAGAAAATTGATTAAAGTCGGTGGAAGAAACTCCACCTCTTAATAGGAAGTTACCTTCAGTCGTTGGAATCCATCCAGGTCTATTATCAATGTAATGATCACCTGGATACAGTAAAATAGTTGTTTTATTAAATCTATCGTTATCAAGTCCACCTTGATAAGAAAATCTAGCCGCTTCTATTAATGCTCTTTGTAGAGTTTTGAACGGTCTTGCAAGGGAATTTCCTTGATTCTCTACCGCATCAGTAGCATCAATATTGTTAGAATCTACGTAAATTATTTCACCTTTTACATTCTTAAGAAAATTGTCCAGACGACTGAGACCCATTTTATTACTACTATAATTTCTATTATATCTTATTTATTAACAAAATAATTAACTTTGTTTCCATAAAATATTTAACCTTTTATCGAATACCATTAAATACCGATGTTTACGAGATCTTTCTCTCCACTCACCTTCTAATCCTTTTACAGACCCTCTAGAATGCTTTGTTCCATCTAAGTAATAGAAATCTTTCTTTGGTTCTGTTAACCCGTAATAATTAAAATTACAAGCACGGTATATAGTTCCACTATGACGAGAACTATCAGCATAACTAAGGATAGCTCGAACGTTAACGTCTTTTCTGAATTGCTTGATACACTTACTTACAAACCATGATGTAATATTATATTCTTCTTCCTGTGTTTTAGGATCAATACAGAGACGAGAAAGTTCAAATAAACCTTCTTGTTGATCTCTTTCTAATCCAAATGCACCTACGGCAATTTCTGGAACTGGGAGACCAGTAAAAATACAAACACCAATACACCCGCCAATTCTAAGAGGGCATTCCCAATCAGTATGCCTGAAAAGTCCATAGTTATATCCAGATTTAAAGTCTTTTGATTCATCTTTTAAGTAATGATGAGTATAAAGAAGACCCTTTACATCTTCCTTATAGACTTTATCTATATAAAAATCACTCTTCATTGAGCATTAATGCTTATCTTTGTCATGGTTTTCTAATATATGTTCTACGGTGTTAGCAACATCATTCATAGCATCTCTTAAGATTGGCCTTTGTCCAGAATGTTGTTCTATTTTAGTTACACCATTTCTAAATTCTTCAGATAATGTCCATCTCCAATTTTGCATACTTTTAGAATACCAAAGGTTAATTTTCATCAGTCAATAGGTAATAGTTCTGGATTTCTTAATCTTAATTCAAATAAAATGGGATGACACTGTTCTGCAATTAGATAGTCTGATGATCTGTAAATATCTTCTATTTCATAAGAATCCATACAGTCCGCTAAATCTAAAATTTCTTGATCATCATAAAATGCGTCAGGAACATCATCAAATGTGAATGGAGTACCTTCTATAAAATACATTCTTACTAGTTGTGATCTGTTGTTATACCAACAATATCGGCATGAAATTTCGTATTGATATTCCATAACTCATAAGAATGCAATTTTATTATATAGACTAGTTATATCATTCCTTATTATTTGGATCGTATTCTATAGGATGATATTTTAGAAACTCCCAAAAAGTTAGTTTCATTTCTTTTTCAGTCATTCCACAATGTTTTGCTGCAGCAGGTAGAGTCATCTTTGCATGAAACAAACCTTGATTTGCTTCTTGAACATTTTCTGGATTAGTTTTCACTCTTTTTTCTACAAGTTCGGAAAGATTGTGTTTGATGAATGACATTAGTCTGTAAATACAAGTTCGTCTTCAGAAACTAAGTTGCGAATCACACCAAGAATGTTAATAAACTCATCTATTGTTTCGCAATTGATAGTTTTGTGATTTCCTTCGTTTGAATAGATGTTGACAGATCGGTTGATCGGATTCACAACACAACGTGTCAAATATTCGTTTGTCATCTAGATAAGTTGAAGTACCTCTACACCATAACACACGAACAAACGCCTGTCAACTGGCATATGCTTATATAATACCTATTTGAGTTAGATACCTAGAAATTAATGTACTTATGTCTACGTCTGCAGCTCCTTGTTCTATTTCTGCAGCAGTAGGTAATGAATTGCCCACTGGAATAGTTAAAGGATTACCTATATGACTTTGCATCTCTTCGTGATCATATGTACTTAAGTATATGCCTATTGATGTTCCTATACCAACTGCACCTAAAGAACTTACAAAGTTGCGGGCTTTCTGGATTCTAGAAGCACTACCTTGAATGCAGATTAAAAAACTAGGTACTATTCCAGATGATATATGTTCATCTGGAGATCCCGCATTGTATGCAGCAGTTTCTTCTGCAACACTAGAGAAGTCATTTATAACTCTGGACGCTTTATATTCAATTCCAAAAGCATTTTCGCAAAGTAGTGCGGAGTTACCTCCTTCTGTTGAATCTGCAGTACTTTTATTATCTACGATATCTTTAATATTATAAAATGCTGTATCTAATGATATACAAGATTTAATTGAATTAATATTTACTCCAGCTGTATTAATATAAGTAGTATTTGTTGCTAATAACAAAGCAAGGTGTCCTCCTGAACTGTGTCCAAGTAAAGTTATATTATTTGGATCTCCTCCATAATCTGAAATATTATCACTAACCCACTTTAAAGCATATGCACAATCCTGAACAGGGATAGGAAATCTAACTCTATTTGGATCATAACTATTGTTGTAAGGAGAATTATTAGTTAGAGGTGGTCTTGCTAATCTATAATTAATACTTACATATATCATACCCAAGGAATTAAAAAATCTTGGTTTATGTGAATCAAACCGAGTTTTATCTCCTTGATACCAACCTCCTCCATGAATAACAAATACAACAGGTCTGGAAGCAGCAGAACCTTCACTAAAGTGATGAAGATTTAATGATATTTGTGGGAGAAGTTGATCAAATCTATTTAAATGAGAAACAAAACTATATCCGATAGCAACCTGACTATTTGTATTCGCTGCAATAATAGAAATAGACATTATGTCAATCCTGCACCAGTAATTACATACTTATTAGAACCGATACAAAGTAAAGTTACAAGAGAATATTGATTCAATCCTCTATTACCAGTATCACCAAGAGAAGCTCTTATTACAGTAACACCATTAGCAACATTTAACATCTGTGTAGTTGCGGAGTCGTTAAAGATAGTAACAGTTTCACCAGTAGTAAAAATATTATTATTAAGATTTATCCCATCAGTATCAATTACAATGTGTTTTCCAGAATCTGATGCAACTAATGTGTATGGAGATGAATCACCCTCTTTATTATTCTGAGGAAGACCACTACCTCCACTAGATCCTTGAACACCTAAGATACCTTGGAGACCCTGGATACCTTGAATACCCGTGATACCTTGAATACCCTGGATACCTTGAATACCCTGGATACTTTGTCCTTGTGCTCCTTGAAGACCTCCAGTAGGCCCTCGTGCTCCTTGAATACCTTGTGTTCCTTGAGCACCATTTCCTTGTCCACCGCTGCCGCCTGGAAGGTCAGTTAAGTTAGCACCACTGATTGCTGGAAGTACTGCTGGAAATCTAGCATCAGGAATAGTTCCAGAAGCAAGATCCGATGCATCTAAGTTGGTTAAGTTAGCACCACTAGCAGTAGGTAGTGTTGCAGGAAATCTAGCACCTGGTATAGTTCCAGAAGAAAGTCTGGATGCATTAAGTGTAGTAAGAGAAGCACCAGAACCTTTAAAGGATGTTGCAGTTAGAACTCCAATGATATTAGCACCATTTTCAACAGTTAATGCTTGATTTCGATTGATATCTCCCTGGAAGACAGTTGCTATTCCAGTATGTGTAAATTGTTCAGGTAGTCCTGCAAATGGAAAATTAACTCCCATATCACTTCTCCTTTATACTTCTAATGGTTTTTTCTACAGTGTCCTTAATTAAACCTTCAACATAGTTATGTTCATAGTTAAATGAATATCCTTCGTTTCCTCCAGGATAATCTGTATAATTTTCTCCTTCATATTCTACGATAAGATCATCATCTAATCTACGAGCAACAATATGATAATTTGCATTGATGGAACCACCAGCATTGTTTCTAACAACTACTTGTTTACCCCATCTAACTTCCTTGACAAATAACTCTTGCCAATGCCCCATTGGTGTAATATTAATTGTCATATCCTCTGGATTAATTAATCCTTCCCAATAACTTGGTAGGTTAATTATTCCATCTTCTGGAACTTTTCCTCTACAATATACTGCAATCTCTGGTCCTTCAATACAAACATGCCTTAGTCTCCATCCTTTTTTATTAGGATGAGGCATATCAAATGGTAAGTTTTTTTTATTAGACAGTTGATGCATACCATTATTTGATATCACTTCTTGTTCAGTTGAGACATTGCCAAATTTTACATTATAGTAATAAAAAGGTGTACATTCATCCTTCAGTATTTTCTTAAGTTCCTCATCTATATCGTTATCATCATTTTGTGGTTTTGGCACATAATCATATCTATAGTGTGGTTGTCCTCCAATTACTTTAGCATCACAATTTTTACTTCCAATTTCTCTTGGTTCAAGAGTTTTACCAACATCTATTCTTTCTCCAGTTACTGGATCTACAGGAATTTTTAGAAGTTCTTCTTCATTATAACCCGGAAATTCTTGTGTCATTTTATACCTCTACTATTGTCATAATCCCAACCAACAACGGAATACTCATCGTTGTTACCTGGGTAGTCATTTGGAGTTTCTCCTTCATATTCTGGGATTAGTTTTTCACCATCACTTCTTTCTGCAAAGATATGATAGTAACAACTAATTGGTTCTTCAGAATTTGAATTTAAGTAAACTTTATTATCTTCTATCTTTTCTACAAAAATAGTTTGACAACTTCCAATGGGAGTTATATTTACTGTAATGGAGTCTATATCAACAAAAGTCTCCCAATAATCAGGGAGATCTATGTGATTTTTATTATTTATTTTACCTCTATGATATACATCATTAGAAGGTCCTTCTGGGCAAGTATGTCTCAGTCTCCAATTTTCTTTTTTTGGATGAGGAATATCAAAATTCTTTTTCATTGAGAGGATGTGTTGTCCTCCTAATGTTCTTGAAATTACTTCTCCTTGTGCAAGAACGTGAGTTCCTACATTAATCATGCCATTAGCGGTCAAATTATCAAAAATACATGCATCACCCACAACCGATAATGAGTATGGTGAAAAATTAAAACCAGAAATTGCTCCAAAAATTATAGGAGGAATTATCTCACTATTTCTGTTTGGACCAATCATTGTAGTTGCCTGAGGAACCGGAAACATTAATGGTTCCCCAGTAATTGTAGGTCCTTCAAAATATGCAGAACCTCTTGCTTCAGCAGGACCAATTCCTAATCCAATCGGAAATCCTTCACCAACAAACAAACGTTTTCCTACATAAAAGTCATCAGTTTTAAGTGTCATAACCTTTTAAATTAAAGAATTGTTCTCAGTTTCTGTTGTCCATGGACCAGCCTTGGATTTTTTAATTTTTGATGCCGCTGATGCTGCATCAATTATACTTCCGTATATATTTAATACTGTGTCTCCTGTAATTTTTAATGCCCCATTAGATATAACTTTTCCTAAAGAACGTGCAGTAAAATCAAAATTTTTACATTTTATGTCAACATTTTCATTAGCAGTCATGTGTATATTTCCAATTCCACCTCCAGAACCAGAAGCAATCATGTCAATATTTTCTGCTTCCATGCGGATTCTTCCGCGACTAGCTTTTAAAACAATATCTCCATTTACTGCTTCAATAAAAAGGGCAGGAATATTATCATCAACATCATCACCACATTTTATTTGAAAAGATCCTGGACAAGAGTTTAAAGTTCCACCTTTTCTACCTTCAGGTTTACTTCCAGTACAATCCATAGTCATAAAATGACGATCATCATGACCACTTCTTATTAAAAATGATGACATCTGTTGATCGCTATGAACGTGACCAAACTTTAATTCACCATCCTTATTTCCATATCTTATAGTGTGAAAATTTTGCATGTTACGTATTGTCCTTTAATGGATGTTTTCCTACACAATCAATTACTTCTATTACTTCTTTTGGAATACCACCTTGTCTGTTACTTTGTTCCACGTTATTTGTCTGTGGAGGAGAGTCTTCTACTAGAGGAGATTCAACTTTTGGTTCTCTTCCAAGTCCTGTTAATGGTTTTCCGACACAATCAATTACTGATACTATGTCTATAGGTGGAGGTAGTTCTGGTTCTGGTGCATCACCAATTCTGTCTATACAGAATACTGGAACCATAACTGCATTATAACCTGTAGTACTTTTTAATGTCAAGATAGGTCTTGTAGTAAATCCCTCCCCTCCATCTAAAATAGTTACTCCTAGTAAAACACCTGTATCTGAAATAATTGGTTCTGCAGAAGCACCAAAGTCAGGAATTATTTCTATAGTATCTCCCTGTGAATAATTTACTCCACCATTTTCAATATAAACATCACAAAGATATAAAATTGTATCATATGTTGAAATTCCAATTGTAGGATAATTTGGAATTCCTATTATATTAATCTCTTCCTCTACTGGAGGTGGTGGAGGTGGAATTATGGGACCAACTGGTTCTCCAGGGTCACCTGGTTCACCTGGCGGAGGATCATCTCCACCTGGATCTCCTGGAAATGGTCCAGGTGGATCTCCTGGACCAGGATCGCCTGGACCTCCAGGAGAATCAGGAATAATTGGATCACCTGGTTCTCCAGGATCACCTGGATCACCTGGAGGTGGTGGATCACCTGGGGGATATATTTTATCACATAAAGTTAAATTTTCTGGGAGTTGAACATCTGGTGGATATGGAATATCCCATCGTCCATCAATCCTTTGTACAACTGTATCTTCTGGATTTGCCCAGACTCTTCCCGATCCTCCTAAAGAACCATCAGGAAAATTAGTATAACCAACTCCTGGTTGAATAACAATAACTTGAGTAACACCTAGTGAACGCTCATCTTTAATTTCTTTGTTACAGGTATCATTAAAAGTATCTATGATTAAGTTTGGAGGACATACAACGTCACTTCCTCCACCAAAGGTTATTCCAATTCCAGTATTATTTTCATTTACAGTTGATGGATCTGTAGGAATAATTTCTTGCTCTATAATACGATCTTCAAATAATGGATCAGTCACACTATCAACTCTAATTATTTGACCCATTTCACTAAATTTTTTTGTATCTCCAATAAAAATAGCCTCTTCACTTAAATCAAATCCTGGAGTAGTTGAAAAACTAACATCTGGAACTGACAATGTTTCTCCTACTTTATATCCAGTTCCTGGATTAGTAATTTCTATGATTGCATACATGGTATTATTTGGATTTCCTGCTAATCCAGGATAAGCACTAAATCTCATCGTAAGAACCATATCCTTTCCACTACCACCTACAGGTTTAACTTCTAATACAATAGTATCATCAAGTTCTCCCCATGCTTCTGCTCTACCACCCCAAACATGATAAGCTGGTTCACCCAACTCTCGGTCATAGAAACCTGTTGGTTCAACTATCTCATAATTAGAATAGATACTGAAACTTAGCATACCTCCGCCAGCTAACACTTCAACAGATTCAGTTTCTACTGATTCACTACCATTGAAAGATTCAATAGATTTTAAACCAGTAATTTTAAATACATCACCCATATTTTTAGTGGGTCTATCATCAATATTTGGAAATCTTAATATATCACCAACTTGATATCCAATACCATGATTTCTTATCGATATAATTTTATACTGAGTATTATTTGGGTTTCCACCTCTGCCAAGAAGTGCTTCCAATCTTACTAAAACTTGCAATCCATAACCACTACCACCTTCTAAATTAACTAGTTTTTCAATAAAATCATTTTCTCCAGACCAAAGATTAGCATTACCTCCATAATTATGATATGCCCACTCACCATTAACTTTTGGATAAAAACCAGATTCTCTTGTAGTTATCAATTCATAGTTTTCATATAATTCATATGAAGACACAACACTGAGGTTTGTAGTTGCAGCACAGGGATTTCCACTTGTCAAACCTCGATCATCTCTAGGATAATCATAGTCTTCAAGAATTTTAGTTGGTTCAAAAGGAGTTAAATTGTCACGTACTTCTAACGGAGTTGTAACTACTTCAGTTTCAGGTACTTTAGTTTCTTTAAGATAAGAACCTTGTGTTATTTGAGTAATTTCAAATGATGCGTTAGTATCCTGTCCATCGGTATCTCTTAGTTTAATTTTTTTATCACTTTTTTCTAAGATTAGATCCATTATAAGTTCAGTTATTTTGAATTTATAAGTTCCAGGTGTAAAGTTATCTTCATCAAAATCATCTTCTTGTCCATCCCCAAAATTAAAATCAATACCAGTTCCTTGAATAAATGCGTCTCTATATGATGACCCATAATCGTCAGGATCATCATCAACTTTCATATCTATTCTAATTTTAGCATTTCCTTCTCCAGTGACTACTAGGTTCACTTGTCTTGGTGCAGTTAATTCCCAATGTGCTTTTATAGTTGATGCTGTGTTTATAAAAGTAGTATTAGTTACAGTAATAATTTCTTTATCTCCACCACTAAGTGTGATCGATGGATTATCTTCAAAATTGGGATCTTTACTAATTGAAACTGGTTCTTTGTTTACAAATCCACCACCTTGATTTGATCCTATAATTGGAAGAAGTATTGCACCTTGACCTCTTCCACAAGAATCTACAATTTTTGCAATGGGTGCTTTTGTATATCCACTTCCAAAGGAAACCATATCAATTCCAAGAATCTCTCCAGTTGTACTTACAATAGCATTTCCTTGAGCACCACTTCCTCCTCCACCACCAAAGAATTCAACTGTTGGAGGACCACAGAGTATAGGACCAACATTATGTTGAGCTATACTATCAGCAACCGCTCCTGAAAAATCAAGATCAAATGAAAATGTATCAGGATCTCCAAGTGCTGCAACTTGATTACCAATCTCTTGTACCTTATTTAAAATTGAATTAATATCTGATGAGAAATTTTCTGTTCTTGTTCCATTTCCTCCACCCATACTCCATTTAGTTACCTCTGGACAATTTGAATCATTTTGGCATGATAGGAATCCTAATATTTCTCCAAGAAAACTTAATACTGATCCTGATACTGAGGATATAAGTCCGGTAGCACCAAATATTGCTTCCAATGGTGCCATAATTTTATCAATACTTCCTAGAATATATCCAAATACATTTCCTATTAATGTTTGACCAAGTGTTTCTATAGCAGCTAGAGGAGCATTTATAAAACGATCAACTATCGATAATAACATATCGACAACCATACTAATAAGTGCATTGACAACTTTATCAAATAAACAATTTATTAGATCTAAGACTGTTTCTACTGCAGATTGACTTTTTTGTCTTTCATTAGGTGGAACTAAACTTTGTAATGCTTTGGTGATATCATTTACTTTTGCGGTTATAAATTGACGAATGTCTTCAATTATATCTTTTAGTTCTCTTGAAATATCTTTGGATGCCTTTTCTATTGCCTTTTTTATATCATTATCTGTCCAATCTTGAACACCATGATACCAACTTGTAGTTCTTTTTTTAATATCTTCAATTTCAGTAATCATATCAAGGATCGCTAATTGCATACCACCAATTGCACCACTACCTTGAGCACATTTGTGTGTTGATTTTAACGGAGATTCCTTGTGTATTCGTTTTCTAATATTGAGATCACTAACACTTTCCCAGTTAGTTCCTAAGAATCCTGTAGCTTCATTAGGACTTCCATAAACATTTCCCTGTCCGTTTTGACCTTCTCCGGGAATTGAATACCAAGGAACGTTCTCATCATATAATCCAGAGAATGGTATATATCCTTCTGGTGGATTAGAAAATAATAGTGGTGTTTGATCACTATTTCCATATGTACCAATGATTATTGGTTGATGGTCTTCTACGTATACCCCAATAACGTAGGATCCCTTCCTTAAATTTGATGTTTGGAAAGACGCAGCATGACCACTTCCTCCAGTAACTGGATAAACTACATCAACCAAAGGAAGTGAATTATCGGGTAATTCTTCTTTTGATTTTGGATGTTCAGAAAAAATTCTGACTTTATATCTTTTGTGCCATCCTTGAACATCGTCACTATTTCCCCATTTTTTGGAGTTTTCGTTATCCTTCCAAACGAGGTCATCTACTATCTGTCCATGCCAAATTAAAGAATTGCTATCCGTCATAATTAGTCGTCATATACCAGGCACTCTGGTTCAGAAGGGTTTTGGTCACAGTAAAGTTCCAAGTAAGTAGGATCGTGATGATCACCTTTTTCGATTTCTTTCTTGTGGTGTTCTACATATTCTTCCAACTCATGTAGTTCTCCTTCAATGTGACGACGCATCTGTGGATTAGTTGTAGGATCCTCTAGGATCTCCTTATCCTTTTCAATATGCTTTTCAATACTTTCCATTTAAATTTTCCTAAGTAGTGGGTTTTTTTCCAAATGTATCTCTAACTAAATTCAACCTAGTATAACAGTTTCCATTAGTACCAGTTGCAGCAGGATTAGAATCAATGTAGTGACATAAATCTACTATCATATATATGCCACTATTACGCTGACTTTCTTGCATAGTTTTTGATGTTGACTGTTCTGCTATCGCTACATGAATTAATTCTCCACAATGTAGAGCAAAATCTCCTGGTATTGTTATAGACATTGAGACTGTAAATAAACTACCATATCTTGTTCTAGATTGTCGTAAAATAGTGTCTACATCGTAATTATCTCTCTTTGATTCTTCTAATTGCTTTTCAAAAGTATTTCCTGGATTTGAAATTCCAACATCTCTTGTTCTAAAATCTGTTCTTGTTGAACCAAGTTCAAGATCATCTGCTATCTTTATTTGATCTTCTCCTCCAGTAAATTCTTCATCTTCAGTCTGTTTTCTAGCATCAAATAGATTTTGTTCCTCACCTTTATATTCAGAATTAAAAGTATTAAATGATATTACTTCTGATTCAAACATAGATCCATCTATAAGTTTAGACTCAAGATCAACAAAACTACTAAAATTATAAGTTAATATCTTAGCATGATAACCTTCTGGTAATCCTGTAGTATTATTATGTATAAATCTTCTTACTGGTTTTTGAGTAAAGAGTTTATCTATAGATCTAAAATAATATCCTAAACTATTCTGATAAAAGACATATCCAGCCCGAAGACCAGTAGCATCTGGAATATCAGGAACAGATCTAGCAGCTAATTCGTGTACTTTTGCTAGGGGTTTTTTTCTTTCACCATAAACAACAAGTTCATTTATAGTGCTATCAATAAAAACCTGCTTTTCTGTCTCTAAATCAAGTCTTAATATTTGTAAAACTGTATCACTAACCTTTCCTTCAAATTTACCAACAACTCTTCTAGAAACCTGATAATTTTTGATAGATTCTTCAGACCAAAGGTTTAAAGTATAAAAAGATGATAAAACACTTGACATACTATTACTAGTATTTTTTACTCTTAGATGATATTCATCTAATAAGTTTATTTCTTGACCATATCCATCCTCAATAGAAATAAGGCACTTCTCACCAACTGTAAGTGATTGTGGATATTCAATTTTAGCGGCAGAATCTTCACTACCTATTTCAACACCACCATCCACAATATTTGCCTGAACTCTGACCGTATTATCCATAATACTTTCAAAATATTTAAATGATGCAAGACCACCCCTAATATCAATCTCCTTTCCAGTATAGTTTGAAAATACTGAAAACTTGGTTATATTACCATATTGTGCTGCTGTACTTGGTAATGACATTTACTTCATGAAGGATTTAAATTTTTCTGGTGATAGCGAATTATTATTACCTTTTACAATAATCCTTGATGCCGCACCTTTATTTATTGGTACATGCACAATCTCTCTTTCACGCTTGACTAAGATGATCATAGAATTTTCATATGAAGTTCTTTCTTTCAATGATTTAAATGATCTTGGTTCATTAATCTTGACAAGATCTCCTCCACCCTTCATTCCTTTTCCTAGTAAGGTTTTCCAGTTTTGAGGAATATTTTTAGGAATAGGATCGGATTTTCTTACCTGTTCTGAATAATGATAAAAATTTCCACTTGGAGCAAACATGATATCACTATCACCCATATATTGTCCCATACTACTATATGCTTTGAAGTCTGTTCTTCCATCTAATTTCTTCAGAGCATCAATAATTTTACTTTGATTTGCTTTAAGTTTTTCGGCAAGTTTTGGATCTCTATATGCTCTTCCTGTAAATACCGCTTCAAACTGGCCAGGTGCAGTACCGACTCCCATGATCGTATTTGGGAATCTTGGGTCAGTAACTCGGTTCAAGACTGCAGCAGCAACAGCATATTCATCATCAGTATTTCTTAATGCTTCATGACTAACAATATATGCCAGATCACTAAAATCTTGATCAGTCATATTCTTAAGTGATCCTCCCCCAGATCCAAGTGGAACCAATGGTATTGTGGGACTACTTGCAGAACCACTACCTGTAGAACTACTTGTAGATCCACTACCTGTAGATGCGTTTGTTCTTTTTAATTCTTCTTCTTTTTCTTTTAGTCTTCCTTCTAAGGTTTTTATTTTTTCAACTAATTCATTATCATAAATTATTTTTAACCTACTTTCATAAAGTAATCTATTTACCACTTTATTAGAATTAGACGATATTATATTATGAGTAAGATCGTAGATTAATTTTGGCAGATTACTAATAATAGAATACCAAGGTTCACCCTTTTCTGTTTGCTCTTTAAATATTTTACTTATTAAAGATGAAATATCAAGACCAATATTGTCTATATCTCTCGTAGACATTCTTTTTCCCAATATAGATTCGCCAAATAAGTTAAATAAATGTCCATAATATGGAATTTCTCTCATTGCTTTAATAGAATCTCTAAGGAAACCTTGAGGATTTTGATATCCACGTTCAGATGCTATTGGGAATAATTGTTGAGATCTTAAAGATCCCATAAGTGGAGGCATCAATGGTCTATTAAAGACTTCTACTTCTTGTTCCTTCTCACGTCTACCTCTATGTTCTCTTATAGTACCACCTTTATTAAATTGATTTAATTCAAGTTCACCTACTTTTGGTTCTTCACCTGAACCGCTTCCAATAGTTCTATTGTAAATCCATCCTCCTATTCGATCTCCAAGCATACCCCCTAGAGTCGCACCAATAAATGTACCTGGACCGGGAGCAATACTACCAGCAGCACCACCAATTGCACCGAGTATGCCCGCAAATGCTGCTTTAAATGCTGCTTCACCTGGTGAATCTCCAAATATAAAAGTATTAATACCAAAATCAATCAGAGCACCAATAAATGGTATCGATCTAATTGGAGTTTGTATTGGTTTCAATAAAGGTCTTAATAGTGATTTAATCGAAGTTAAACTTGATTTCCCACCACTTACTATTCTACCTAGTAGAGGTTTTGCTAACTCAATAAGTTGGTCTACTTTAAATTTACCTTTTGATATAGCATTTTTTATAGCATCAAAAGTAACATCTACAACTTGTTTTCCTTTTGATACTACCTGGTTTATTTTTGCTGGCGCTTTTACCTTAATAGCATCAAGTCCAGATTTAGTTAATTGTGCTATTCTTTTTGCTTGATTTGATAGAGTAGTATTAAGTTTTTTTATATTACCTTGTAAATCTTTTATTTTATCTTTTAGAAGTTGTATTCTTGTACCACTACTTACTGTAACAGGTGCTCTATTCCTAAGTGGATTAACTTTCTGAAAACCTTGTTTTAATCTATCTACTCTTCCTCCTGTAGTTCCTGGTCTTCTCCTAAATGGATTCCTGAAAAGTCTATCTTTACGAGTTCCAGTAATTGAAGGTTTTCTTCTAAATGGATTTCTAAAAAATCCTCTACCTCTGTTATTGAAACTTCTTTTATTTCCACCTCTGGGTCTGAAATTTCTTCCACGATTATTTCCACCACCTCTTCTAAAACGATCATTATTTCTATTTCCACCACCTCCTCCAGCAGTAGCAAGTAAACCCGCAACTAATGCAAGATTTGCAAAGGTTTCTAAATTGTTGATTACTGGATCAAATAATTTTTGAAAATTAGTTCCATCAATATTATCTTTCTTCCATTCTTTAAACTTATCCCACAATTCATATCCCTTATCAATAAAGGTAATCATAGCATTACCAATAGTTCCAATTACTTTTGCTATAAACTCCCCTATTGGTGCCAAAAGCGAAATAATTTTTAATAGTCTAGGTAAATATTTTGCAGTCTTATCAAACAACCATCCGAGGAAAGTAAACGTTAAAAATTTTTTAATTCTATCTAAAAATGATAATTTGTTAGTAGAATCAGATTTTTCAGTTTTTGCCTTACTTTGTTCAGATTTTTCAAGTCTAGTTTCTTCATTTTTACGATTTGATGCAATTGTTTTTCTTTTTTGTGTTTTTTTATTTTTAATTAATTGCTTATTAATTTTTACAAGAGTTTTATTAATTAATATAGTTTTATTTAAAATATTGATCAGTGGATTGCCTTTATTTGCAAAAGTGGATTTTCCCGTACTTTTTTGAATACCCACTAAAGGTGATTTAGTTTTTGGAATAATCGCTAGGGCAGATTTAGTTTTTGAATTAGACCCTGGAAGAAGTTTTTGAGTATTTAATGCCATTAGTTTACTCCATCATCCCGTAGATCTTTGCTATTGACAATCTAGTATCTACAGAGTCTGAAGATATTGGATCGATATCTGGAACAGAACTACTTTTGCTTGGTGAAGAAGAATGTGAATTTGATATAACTTCTGTGGGTAAATTAATAATTTGAATACCACCATTAGATGTAGAGGGAGATTCTGGAATATATCTATTCATACTTAATGGTTGTATTCCACTCTTTCTAGCATTTGAATCATAATCTAATTCAGATTGAAGTTGATTTACAAAGGACATTCCACCTTTATCTACAAAATCTTTTGTAAATACTCTCAAATATTCTCCGGGTTGAACTCTAAATGATACTAATTGTCTATCATCAGTTGCTCCAGGGATATCAACACCAGTACTTTCTGTAACTTTTCCTCCACCTTTAAGTCCTAGGAGATTTCTAAGAGCAGACTGTAACTTTTGTCCACTTTCACTATCTCTAAAAGACTCATAGTTTCCATACGCTTTTTTAAATGGTTCAAAAATATCTTTATTTTGCGATGAAGAAGATGATTGTGATGAAGGAGATGATACCATTTGTTTTTTTGAACCAAAATTTTTAGATAGATCTAAAAATTTCTTTGCATTGGCAAGTCTTCTGTCAGCGTGAGGTTCACTAGGAGCTTCATATGCCTTCATAAAGTTTAAAGTTGCGCTTCTCAAATTTGGAGATCCCAACCAAGTATCTTTAGTTGCATATCCATAAGGAAGATTTGGTCTTCCATCTGGAAGAGGGTGTCCCGTTTCCATTTCCCATTTCATAAAATTCAATTGGTCTCTTAAACTATTAATTACACCCTCTCCATACATTTCTTCTGCTTTTGGCCATCTACCCATATAGTTATTTCCACCATGATCAATTTCCCATTGAGCAATACCACGACCAGGACCATTTTCAAGTTGATATGTATTTGGTTTTAATCCAGGTGCTTCAGTTTCAAAATTACCAAGAGCACCAGCAATATGATGTGGTTCTGCTGATGGGAAATTATCGCTTATATTATCATAGGCGATTTTATAATTTGGGTTGGATCCTATGATTCCACCAGCATTAAATTTTTGTATTTTACCCGTTTTAGGTCCAGGAACATACATTCTTGGATCTACTCCAGTTTCAGCAGCAAGTTTCTCTTGCTGCTCTTTATTCATAACAATTTCTCCAGGTTGAACAACAACACCACTCTTACCGTCTGCCATAGGTAAGAACTGAGTATCTTTACCAAATCCAGGTACTCTTGTTCCAGTATTTTTATCTACTAAACCACTGAAAACACCACCTTTATTAAACTCCCCAGTAAATATACCACTAAAGTCTGGAAGGAACTGATTTATACTATCAAACATTCCTCCACCAATATCTAATGCAGAATCACCAATATTTTTTTCACCTTCTGGTTTATCATCATCAGTTACCTGATTAGTTAATGTTGGAATCATAAAATTAGAAATAGGATTCAATATTGGATTTGATAGAAATTTTTCCTGAACAGCTTGTGTTTCTTCTTCTTTAGTTAATTCTCTACCTAATTCTTTTTCCTTTTCTTCTATTGCCTTTTCACCAGCACCTCTTGAATCCAAATATAATTTTCCAGCAGCCAGAGTAGTTCCAATTAATAAGGCTGCTTTTGGATTCCTTCGTATCATACTAAGCAAAGCAGGTATGCCTTTAAGGAGTAATCTTGCAGATAATTTAGTTGCTATTCCAACTGCAGTTCTTATGAATTTTCCAAATGGAGTTAAGAATAAAAATGCAGACCCAATAATTGCAGGAGCAAAATCTGTAAATAAACGTTTTAAGGATTCAACTTTTTTTTCATTTTCTGGTTTACTTGCCCAATCAGTAAACATTGTGAAAAGTCTACCCAAGAAAGTAAACACCAAGAATTGAATAATTCTATCCCAGATAGACTTGAATGGTTTAATTAAATTTTTAGTTGCGTTTACTATACCATCAAGGGGACTTTTTTCAAGACGTTCTTCTTTTCCTTTTCGTCTTGATCTTATACTTTTTATTCTATCTTTTTCAAATGAAGAATCTAAAATCTTATTGAGGTTTTGAATATTTTTATAGATTTTATCAACTGTTGATGATATTTTTTCTAATATTGATGATGAAGTAGTCTTTGTATTATCTTTTTTTGTATTATCTTTTTTTGTATTATCTTTTTTTATAGGCGTTTCTTTAGATCCAGTTAGAAATGCTATTGCTTTCTTCTTTTTATTTGAAGAAACATTAGATTTTAGATTGGAATTTTGATTGGATTTTTCCTTTTTAGGATTTATTGTAAATCTTCCCTTCTTATTTTTTACTCTCTTAAATTCATTAGTTAATATTTCTGCTTCTTCCGTTGAAAATTTTGACTTGGTTAGTCTAGCAGCAATAAGGGCCTCTTTTAAGTGACGAGAATATTCTTCGTAAGAAATCTCAAACTCACTCTCAAGATTAAGGAGTTCTAAAATTCTTATACTTATAATCTCTTTCTTAGGCATTTTGTTGCTGCTTTAGTTTTTCTTCTTCTAAGTGGTTCTGCAACATAGCAACGTAAATGTCTCTCTCCCAAGGTATCATACTTTCAATTTCTGTTAATGAGTATTTATGATATTGTATTAACGCAAAATTAAGTTCAAAATAACTAGCCAAACTCATGTGAGACATTCCTATGCGAAAAAACTTGATAGTCCCTCCAGAGTGATGCTATTTGAAACTTTGGTATTTGGATTTTTTACTTTAATTGTATGTGCAAGTTTTGGCATAGTTTCAAAGAAAGTTTCAATTTCTTTAAACTGTGAAGAATTCATTTGCTCAAGAAATTCAACAATTTCATCTTTAGTTACATCAGAAGAATCCCATGCCTCTTCTTCACTATAAATCTTATCAACACAACTAGAAATTAACTGAAATGATTGCTCTAGTTGATTTGTTTCACTAAAATCAAAATTACTTTGAATGAACTGATCCAATGATGGATATTTCATCTCCATCATTAAAGTTTCATCAAGTTTAATTTTATTAGTATGCTTATCATTTTTTTGTACCTTAATATCATCTACATTGATTTTAACAGGTACAGTTGTAGTTTCATCATCTGGGCAAATAACATTGACTTCAATTTCTTCCCCAAGGGATTTCGCTCTAATGTTTAAGAATAAAAACTCGATATCAAAAGTAGGAAGAGTTTCAACTTCTATTCCTTTAGTATGAATACAATTTCTAATTACATCTTTGATTGCTGTTGTAATTTGTTTGGTGTCTTCACTCTCAAGAGCAATTACCAATACTTTTTCTTCTCTTACTAAAAATGGTCTAAATTTTACAGTTTTTCCAGTCGATGGCAACTCCAACTCATAAGTTGGCGTAGAAATCTTGGGTAAAGGCATAATACGTAATACAATTCAGTTATTATTATTTATTAGGATAATCCTAGATCGATACTAGATAAAAGGTCGTTTGCACCAAGAGTAGCATCAAGAGATGGATTTTGGATTGGTAGACTTTGACCTCCTGTAGAATTTTCTGACCCTGATAGAGTGTCTTCTACAGGTTCTTTTATGGGGTTCACTACATATCTTAAATATGTAAATGATACCGTACATTTTAATAATTGTGATTGATCATAACTTACAGGCATACTAACTATTGAAATTGGGTACGCACCAATAAATTTGTATACCAATGTTGCTGTCTTCTGAACCTTTGATGAAGCAAAATGATCTTTCTCAAATTTTGTTATGTATAATTGATCAGTTCTATATGCTTCTGGGTATTTTACTCTATATGAATAATTATCTTGTTCTATTGCAGGATTAAGTGCAGGTACATTTACATCACCACTTTCACCTACAATAAATGAAATCCATTTTTCAAAATACTTAATAGCAAAGTAATCTCTATCTACAATAAAAGTGAAATCCGCTCTATCATCATATATTTTTCTATAGGCCATTTTTTCCGATACTCCATGAAATGAGTTATCGATATCAAGAGTTGCTAAAGATGATCCAGGTAGTGATGCCTCTGAGCAAGAAATCTCCAATAACTCTTGATTAGCACCTTTATAGAGATCAGTAAATTCTTTACCGCCACCAGATGGAAATGCAAATCTACAAATATAATTAGATGTTGTTGCAGGACTTAAAATACTTGCCTTTAACTGATCTACACTTTTAATTTGTGGTGTTGGCCTAGCCATTTATATAAATATTAAAACCTTATATAATATGTATGCGAGACGGTAAATACCATCAAGGAAAGTTCCACCCAACAAACCCCCAAAAATATAAGGGTGATCCTAATAATATAATATATAGATCTTCATGGGAAGTAAATTTCATGAGATATTGTGATAGAAATGACAATATTATTGAATGGGGATCTGAAGAATTTTTTATACCTTATTTTGATCCAACAACAAGAAAAGTTAGAAGATACTTTCCAGACTTTATAATGAAGGTCAAAGATAAGCAGGGGAGAACTAAAAGTTATGTTATTGAGGTAAAACCACAAAAACAGACTTTGCCACCGAAAGAAACTAAAAATAAAAGAAAAAAAACTTTTATTTCTGAAGTTTTAACTTATGAAAAAAATGTTGCTAAATGGAAAGCAGCAAAAGAATTTTGCGAAGATAGGAAACTTGAATTTAAAATTATTACCGAATATGATTTAGGTATCAAATAAATAAACACATACAAGGTTAACTATTCAATGAATATCCCGCAAGGATGGTCAGTAGATACTCAAGACTCAAACGTATATAATGCAACTGTACCCGTCCCCCTTAAAGATGATGATAGTGGCGCGAATAAAAATTTCTCTATTAAGGTAGACAACACTACAGGAAAGATAACTATAATTGATAAAGAAACTAATATAGAATTTATCAATTATGATCCAAAATTGAATAAGTGGGATCCTCCAGAAGACGATAGCAATGCTTCTGAATCTTACAACCAAATTGTAGAAGAGATTGGAAATGACGGGCTTACAAAAGTTATAGATAATGCAAAAAGTGGTTCATCTCAGATTATATTATCAACTTCTTCTGAAGAAGATAAATCAGAGATATCTGAGACAGATGGATATAAAAGTACTTTATCTAACACAGGAGAAGAGGGTGATACTGAACCCCCTCCTGTTCAAGTAATTAACGAACTTCCTGATTTTGATATTGAAATACTAGGAGATCCTGATCATTATGACGACTATACATATCCCATCAAAATGCATGAAACTACACTATTGCATCAGGATACAATTGAGTTTAAACAATTTAGATATGGAAAATTATCTAGAACAGGACAAGACTTTGGTACTGTAGGGAGCAGAGAAGACAATTTTGAACCTAGAAATGGTAGTGTAATTTTAGCAATTCCTACAGGAATTAGAGATTCAAATAGAGTAAACTGGCAAGATGATAGTGCAAATGCATTTGAATTAGAAGCTGCAAAAGCGTCTCTAGCGATGATGGATAATTTTGGTGCGGGTTCTAAAGCCGCTTTAGAAAAGGCTATTAATGCACTGAGTGATCCAGGTACTCAAGGTCAAATTAAAACTGCTCTTGCTGGTCAAGCAGCAGGACTTAATAATGCATTAGCTAGATTTAATGGTGCAATTGTTAATCCGAATCTTGAATTACTGTTTGGTGGTCCTGCTTTAAGAGACTTTGCTTACACCATTGAAATGACGCCAAGGAGTAATGAAGAAGCACAACAAATTAGAAATATTATTAGATTTTTTAAAGAAGGTATGGCACCCAGAAGATCAGCTAAGAATTTATTCTTACAAGCACCTAATGTTTTCAGTATTAGATATCTGTATGAAAATAAGGAGGATCATCCATATATTAATATGGTGAAGAAAAAATGCGCCCTGAGAGAATGTGCAGTTGATTACACACCACAAAATACATATATGACTCATTCTGCAGATGGATCTATGATTGCTTATAAAATGACATTACAATTTACTGAATTAGAACCTCTTTATTATGAGGATTATAATGGTAAAGAAAACACCATGGGATTTTAAAAAATGGCAGAATCACTTAAATACTTCAGACAACTTCCTAACTTTGAATTTATTAGTCAACAACCAGATGATGAAGGTGTCTTCAATTCGTATATTCCTGTAAAAAATTTATTCAGAAGAGTAAAAATTAGAGAGGATATATTCTCCAATTTAGTTTATTTTACCAATTATCAAGTTAAAGGAGATGAAAGACCAGATCAAATTGCATATAAATTTTATGGTGATGAATCTCTTGATTGGATAGTTTTAATTTCAAACAATATTTTGAATCTTAGAGATGAATGGCCTCTTTCCCAAAAAGGATTTGATAGATTTTTACTAGAAAAATATGGTACTTATGATAATCTTTATGCTGTTAGAAATTATAGAACCCTTGGAGTTAGTGATAGTAATGGAAATTTAGTTCTACCAAAAGGAATAGTAGTAGATCAAAACTATAGTGTCACATATAGGGATCTTGGAACTGGAAATGAAACTACTGTAACTAATATAACTGAGGCAGTTACAAACTTCCAATACGAACAAGAAAGAGAAGATAATAAAAGAAATATCTCTTTATTAAAACCATCTTATGTACCAACTATATTAGATGATTTGAAGTCTGTCATGAAATATAAAAAAGGTTCTAGTCAATTTTTGACTAAAACCTTATTAAGAGCAGATGATCCTAACTACTACGTAGATTAATTATTCGCTATCAGCAAGTGTTTGAAAATAAGAGAGTGTGTCAACTTCATCTTCGTCATCACTTGAAGATTTTGATTCTGATGATGTAGGAGCACTCTTACTTTGATGGTAAGACTTTTCCAATTCCTCCATTACATTCTCTTCTTTAGACTTGAAGTTAGGTGTAAACGATCCACGACCTTCACTTTCATTTTCAAGTTCTTCTTCATCATAACGACGTGCTTTTGGTTTGTTGAGACCAAGAACAGCGTTCAGACGTGCCTCTAGTTGCTCATAAGTTTTGAAATTAGTTGGTGCAACCATTTCTTCTAGAGAATGCTCTTTCTTCCAAATTGCTTCCATAGCGTCATCATCATTTAAAAGTGGTTTTATACTATCAAACTCATTCTTATCTTTGTTTTAATAACCTTTTACCTTATGGTTCTTTAGTCCGTA